ACGAAATAACTTGTAGTGGTGATCCATTATTAGCTACATCACAGTATACATTGTTCATCTGTATATAACGTATGTTCCAACAAAAGTCAACCTGTGCGGCTTTATCACTTTCAGGTGCCGCTTCGTGTGTACGCATTCTATTAACAACATCTACGGGCCAACACTTAATACCACCATTGCCGTATACTAACCCATTTACTGTATTTTTACCTGCCCAACTTATTACGTCAGTTGGTCTAGTCTTACTCATGTCAAGTTCAGCATTAAAAAAATCTTCTCTTACAATATTATCTGCATCTACAGTAATAAATCGTTCAGTTTCACTCAGTGCCGCAGCCGCTTTGTGTGCGGCATCACTGCCCCATACTCCATGACTACGTTTAGCCCACGGACATTTATCTAGCAAGTCTGCGTAATTTTCATCAGCATTTGGTTCGTCATAGCTTATAAAAACTATATCAAGTTCAGTAACGGGTATTAAGTCAGACATTAATTGTCTCTCCTTTGTAAGAAAATGTTAAATTTCTACTGGATTCTCTACATAAAAATCCACAGTTGTCTAACTGTAATTCGGTGTCAAGTTCAATAGTACTTTCCCATCCAATATCTGCAAGTGGTAGTTTTAAGTATCCTAGCAGTTGGTTAGGGTTTTTTGGTGCAGTAACGTATATTCCTATGTCAGTATATATTTTAGATTCTTGTGGGTCTCCAAAATTACTTTTCAAATAAAACTGTTCTCCATGTTTAAATAATGTGAAAGATGTATTGATTTCTGGATCCTCAACTGATGGTAATAAAAATGTTCTACGCTTAGTATATTTACTCGCATAGTCAGCGCCAGTAAATAGAGCTTGTTTTTTAATTCGATAACTTTTAAAAATCTTCCTAGTCATAATACTAATATCATTCAACGAAACTAATCGTCTTAGAGGTGTCATGTCAAACATCATGTAACCTTCTTCTATTAGCTCTCCTGGGTCAATATCCAACTGCATTAACAAAAAATTTGGATCGTTTTTCTTAATCATATACAGCGATATCATATCATAGTCGCCGTCTTCTTCTGGATTAACACTGACATTTCTAAAGAATCGTTTACCTGTCATTCTATATAGTGTATCTTGATTAAAGTTAACTTCCATCTTCCAACTTTGCACATAAAGAATTATGTTAATATCAGCACTTTCTTTACTATTAACTGGTATTGCACTAAGTTTATTCTCCGCTTCTTTAATTCGGATAACTGCTGATTTTTCTACTAGTCTAAGTTCCTGATTAATGTCGACTACAGCAAATTTTTTAGGATCTATTGTGCCCATTAGTATTTTGCGGGCATCATCACTCTCTGTCAGTAGATGAGGATTTTTTTGACTTTCTTGAATTTTATTAGACACAGTGATAACATCACCGGTCTCCGATTCATAGTATACAACCCACTTTTGTTGGGGTTTATCTTTCCTGTATTCTTTTAATAAAACTGGTTCTAAAGACATCTAATATTTCATCTGATATAAAGTTTTCGTCGCTGTAGTGGATAATTCCACTACCTATTATACTATTTTCTATTTGTATTTTTCTATTGTCTGTAACCCAATAGTTTAACTGTTCTGTCCAACTAAGTGGTATTTCTTCAAATACTGGAAAGCTACCATGTGAATATCTATGTAGATCATAATGATTATTTAGATTCACGCCAATCTCATTAGTTAGATCCACATAAGCAGTTACTACATTTCCTAACAAGTTTTTTTCAAAACGATCTGGTTTTTTATCAGGAAACTGTTTGGTATATATAGATCTCCAATGTTGGAAAACTGGATCACACATCTTGAACCATTCTCTAGCTTGTAAACTTTCTTTATGCCAGTATATTAAATTGTAAAAATTTGTAGGTAAGTCATACTGAATCTCAAATTCAAACCTCCACATGGGAGGTGTTGGGAAATTTCTATAACTCAATGCTCTTTTAGGTACACTTATTTCTTTAGTAACACTCATGACATCCCAAAGGTCGTTAATATCTGTATTAACAAATAGTGTGTCATAATCTACATATATTGTTTCTTGATATGGGCTAGCATAATATATCTGCCAAAGATTCATTCCGTGAAATCCATCTTTGTGAGCACTATTTCCATACGGAAGTTCTACTATATAATCAAACGCATGTTCATATACTTTAGGAACATTATCTAGTTTACCTTTGTCAACTATAAGTGTTACACTTGCTGTTGGGTCACATGTTTTAAGACTACACGCCATAGCATAAGAGAATCGAATTAGATCGTCTCCGGTATCGATGCCTAACGTAACAAATCCACGTTTTGGTGTCTCTTCGTCGACTATTTCATTCATTTTTTAACCGTTCCATAATGTTTTCATAATATCTTGCTAATGCACGTTTATTCATTATATGCAAGTTTTGATCAGTGTGTCTAACCAAATAGTTTTTCCATTGTTCTGCTCTATCATGCTTTAAAAAAATAAAGTCCTGTACTGAATTCATTTCAATGATGTCATCTTTTTGATCCATATTTAATAACGGTTGGTTTTGAAAATCATGTATCCAACTGTCGTTGTTACATCCATTCATCAGATGTGATGCAATACTTACACAAAAGTCAGTTCTAAATAACATTTTTGGAAATTGATACAGCAAGCTATAGTACTCCCAATGATCTTTAACATGAGCCCACGTATCAAAGAACAGTTTACTTTCTTCACTTTGATCAAAGTAAACCACAGTACTCCACCAGTGATTTACTCCTGCATCGTTTAATGTAATCTCATTTCGATAAGGCATGTCGCCGCCAATATACTGTGCATATCTGTGCATAGCAACAGGCTCATTAGTATCAAACATATAACTGTAAAAGTCGTTCATAATTAAAAAGTCAACATCAATCAATAGTGTTTTCTCATATGGCGTAAGATCAAATACCAAATGCTTATTACTATTATTGAACTGTGCATTAAATTCAGTCCACGGACTGTCCATATGCTTTCTATAGTTTTTCTTCTGCTCAGTATTATCTAATACAATATGATTGAAGCATCTATCTATCAATGCCCAATCAATATTATTTCGCATCCATTCTTGGGTACCATCATCAGTTATTAACGTAACACTGATATTGTCCATGTTACGTTTGGCATAGCTTGCTGCTATGATTGCAAACTGTGTGTAATCAAGTTGATCGTTATTGTACGCAAAAATACATATGCCTTGATCTTCGGGTTTTGACATATGTTTACCAGTCCATTAAACTTTTAATACTTCTTGATTTTTTTAGCTTGTCAGCTTGAACTTTATATGTATTACTTGCTTCCATATAAGCACTTACAAGTGTTTCTAAAAAATCTTGTGTATCTTCAATTTGGATTGGATTTTCTTTTGTATCTACAATTACTACCGAGGTTTTATCTAAATCAACTAATGTCTTTACAAAAGAAATAGTTACAGCATTTGCATCAAAAACACCTTTAGCATAGTGTACTGTCTGTAATACAGCGGTACGTTGTTTAAGTGTACGTTTTTGATTACTTAATGTAATTCTATAATTTGCAAAGTCTAGAGCTTTCTCGAGTCTCTCATCCATAGAGTTTCTCCTTTATTAACTACTACTATAACTTATTTATGCTGTGGTTGTCAAGTGTTTTTTAGCTATCGTCAGCACTTGTAAAATCATTCACGATACTAAATGTTGGATCAGGACTAACATCTAAGCTAGTCGTTCCTTGTGTGAGAGTGTCTGGCATTAGATAACTTATAGTAGGAGTTATTGATCCGTCTATAACGTTAGCATGAGTAGTATCATCTAATACAATTTTAAACTGTACTCCAGCACCGCCATTAATATACTTGCCATAAATTCTAAATTTTAGCTGTTGGTAACTACTATAGATTCCGTAAGAACTAACATATATTCCAGAGTAACCATAGCCATAGCCATAGCCTCCGCCTCCACCAGCTATTGCAGGAGATGTAAAAGCTGGGTGATTACCTTGTCCTGTGATGTATCCATAACCATATCCGTATGTGCTATATCCATAGCCGCCGCCAGGTGTTCCAACTTTTCTTCCTATTGTAACACCACTTGATGTAAACAATAATCCTTCGTTAGTGTTAGTATCGCTACCATCGCCGTAATTTGCAGTGAGATCATAAAAACCTTTACCTTCACTTGTTCCGCTAGTTTTTGCAATACTTTGTGTTACAGTATCCCAATTAAAATTTAACACACCCATTTCATTAATAACATCACTCCAGTTGTAGTATCCTGCTGTACTACCGCCTGTCATGTTTAAACTAAGTCTAAGTTGACCTCCTGCGTTAAAAAAATATCTAGCTTTATTGTAGTTGGCCCACTCAAATTTATGTTCACCTTTTAGCTGAAAATTCCATGTTGTGGATCTGTTATATCCTGAACTAGGTGCAATTACTGCACTTGCGTTTGTTGCATCTATAGTAGTATGTTTGTTGTTATCTAGTACTGGAGAAAATTTAGTATCAATTTTATTAAGATCTTCTGCTCTTACTAGTGTACCTGTTGCAATACTAGTTCTATTGGTTGGTACTGCAAAAACTAGTATACTATCTGTAATATCAGTGTGATTTATAGAGATATTAGTTTTTTCAACTAACCCTTGTAATTGTTCTGCTGTTATAAGATCAGATGTATTAGCTACTACGTTAGGTGCCGATCCCCAACCAAATTTATGTGTGTCAACTCTATTGGCATCCGTCACAGCCGCAGAACTGTATATGTCTCCGAATACTTTGTTTACTTTGGATCCCACTGTATTAAAATGGACAGCGGTTGCTATTTGACCGACGGAATTCGCCATTTACTTTGCTCCGACTACTATTTCTATTGTACCTGCTTCTTCGGTAGTTTTATCCTCTAAAGCTCGTCCTAGAACAAACTTCCAACTGTAATCATCTCCTGCTGCCGTTCCAACTCCGTCTGTTCCACTTGATACAATTCTATCGCCTTTAGTAATTTTGCCAATTACCTTACATGGTACTCTTCCTGCTAGAGCAATATAAGGATGTGTTGCATCTGTGCCTGCGGCACTATTCATCTCAAATCCAGGCGCTGTACTAACCACTCCAAATATTGCAACATCGTTAGCTGTAGTTGTTTGTGTAATTTCTTTTGTACCACCAATTTTAACTATTGTTCCAGCCGCATATTCTGCATCAGCTTCATAACGTTCTGCAAGGTCAGCATATTCTGCTGTAACTGCTGTTCCTCTAAACTTATAGTCTGTTGTGGTATTCATATTAGTACCTGCACTAATAGTTGGAAACTGTGTGCTTAGTAGTGTAACACCGTCTTCTAAAAATTCAGTTACTGCTGGCGTCCACGCTGTAGTATCATCTGTCATAATTGTTACAATATTTGCATCTACAATATGTTCTATTGTTTTATGAAAATTTCCGCCTGTATCTTTTCTGTTTCTAAATACAATCTTAGTCGTACCCGAACCTGCTAAAAGTGCAGTCCAAATTCCATTATCGAAAAATTTCATTTGACTCTCTGCACTATCATACCAAAGTTGACCTTCAGTTGGGTTTGTGGGAGCTGTTGGATTTGCAAAATTTTCTAACAAGTGTAACATATTTTCGTTTAGTATTTCACCAAAACGTGTATAGTTTTTACCAATCAGTCCAACACTTGTACTTGTATCTATTGTTCCATCGTTTACAACTATTGCTGTTTTTCCGCTGTTGCTATAATCTATTGTATATGGCATATCTTTTCCTTTTACAAGTCTGCAAAACTTGATCTAATTCTTAATGTGTATATGACTTGAATTTTTCTGTTAGCACTTTTTTGTACTGGATGAAAAATAACATGGGTTAACAAATCGTTGTTACCCGAGTATAGTGCAAGTTCATCAAACACATATGTTCCGTTCATGTTAGTAGCTGTATCTGAGGTATCTTGACCTGTTACACTACCGTAGTCCAATGTACATGTTGTAACAACATCACTGTATGTATTTGGTGCAGTATGACTAGCCTCTGTACCGTTTAATGCACTGCCACTTACTGCTTCGTCAACTGCTTGACTAAATGTTTGATTGTATAATGCTCCACTAGCACTGTTGGTGTTAGTTGCTTTATATGTTACTGCGCCAAGTCCGTCTATTGCAGTTCCGCCATTACCAAATCGCATTGTAGCAACTTGGTGTGTGCTGGTTGCACCACTTTCATTGGCTAATAGACTAGCAATAGCAATACTCATATTTTCATAATTAATTGCATTGCGTCGACGTACTAGTACTTCGCCAGATTCTGGGTCAAGGATTTTAATATGTCCTTCTATCCCTATTAATGATGTGTCTATCTTTTCCAAGCTCATTGTTCTTTCCAATTTAAAGTATTTATATCGATCCCGGACCTACATTTCTAATGAATGCATGTTCAGGTGAAATTCCTGCAGCACTTAGGCTTGTACCGCTGTCGTTGTATGCTAAACGTAGTCCATCTCCATAATGTGAGAATTTTTCTAGTGTTGGAATACGTGTCGATGGTCCACTGTGTATTATAGTTGAGCCGCCGGTGTGTGCTTTTGCACTTGTTCCTAATGTGCCTCTTTTGCAATATAGTAGATTATTATTGTCTATTGCATCATATTCAATTCTTTCACCATTTATATATACAACCCCAGGCTCTGTGGTTGGATTATCAAAGAACGTTGTACTTGTTGCTGGTATTGTAGTGTCTGTTGCTGTTACGCTGCTACTTAGTGTTGTTTTATGAGCGTCATCAATGACATTACTGATCTGTATATCGTTGGGTTGATATATGCACATTCTAAATGCTCTAGTATTTGCATCATATGTACTACCACTTGTATTTGTTTGTACTGTTATTGCAATATTCTCTGTATAGTCTGTTGGTACAAGTTCTTCGCCCCAGCCTTCTAGTGCAGGTTGCTGGAATACGTTTCCATTATAGTCGTATTCTAAATCTGCTTGTTGTGTTGTAAACAATGAACTATCTACATTTGCAAGTGTGCTAGTAAAGTCGCCGCCTGTTAGTATTGTATCACCTTCCCAAGTTCTAATGCTATGATCTTCATACTTTATAGTAATTTCAATGTTTCTACTTTGCTCTTCAATCTCTGTAGTTGTCGCTTCGCCGTATGTATTACTATCCATACTGCTTAGTAATTTTGTATGGAAAGGTTTTACACTATTAACAAACTCTTCAACAGGGTCGATTGTATATGGATTGTATGTTTTCTTATTCAATAGTAATGGATGTTTTATCGCAAGATGTGTGTTGGTTGTTTTAAATGCAAAGTCATCTGCTGTATTTTGTAATAGTGCAGTGAATAACATTTTAAACCATAACTTATTATACTTAACCTGATGCTTGCCAATAAATATTTTCGTTCTAATCAAATCAAACAGTTTGCTAAGAACAATTTCACTACTACTATCAAAAGGAGTTACGTCAAATCCTTGTGCATCATATCCGTGTCCAAACTTTGGATTAAGCCATAATTCTTCACTAAGTTCTATTGTTGCTCTTTCTTTGAATACTAGCTTATCAGTACCTCCAGTGAAATGATACATTTCACTTCGAGCTATTCCTAATAAACTAGATGTATCTTTAACCAATACATAACTTCCTTCTACTGGATCGCCAGCGTCTAAATATGCTTGTTTTGTTTCATATACTACGTCAGCTACGGTATTAGGGTTAAATCTAAATGTAACATTATTATTATCATCTCGTTCTACTAGATGCCAATCTTTAAAAGCTACATAATCACTTACTTTATAATTTACAGTACCTTCAACAAATTCATGACTGAAAGCAGTCTCCCAGTTATTCATTTCATCTATAACGTTTACCTCTCTTAACAACGAGTTTACAGTATAAACAAAGTTTTGTCTAGCCTCTTCTAGCTCTCTATACAGACTTTGTCTTGGTCTGATCTGATGTCCGTATCTATTAAATTTATGTAGCTTTAAGTTAGGAACAGGCTGATCTCTTCTTATGATAATGTCATTGGCTTCTGTACTATTATCTTCTTTAAAGTCGTAAATTCTATTCCAATGTGATGTATCACTGTCAGTACTAGGTTGATTATTAAGATTGCTGTCAACTCTACTGATGTAGTAATTATCTCCATCTTTAACTACTGCATCTGCTGCATATGAAGTGCTACCCGACCATGTTGTAAATAATTTTGTAATACTGTGTTTGTTAAATCCACACAAGCTATCACGTACTTTAATATGCAAGTACTCAGGGATAACACTTTGCGAGTCTGCTTCTGCAAGCATTAACCAATCTTGCATTGCTAAAGCATTAAATCTTCTATCAACATCTAATTGTACAACTGTATTTTGTGTAACTGAATTGCTAATACCTGACAACAATAATGTATCTGTGCCTGCTGTAGCACACCAACTTAAATTATATCCACCGGGGTCAGTTAATAGTTGACTTAATTGTAATACATTGTACTGTCTAACACCACTAAAGTTTGTTTTGTTTTTAACCCAGAAATAATATGACGTTTCAGTTTGTTTTGTACGGTTATTATAGTACGACTGTTCAGTCCAATTATATACTTCCTCGCCGTTTACAATAGTAAAATATACTTCGCCGCTGGCTGTATTACCGTCTACTACTGTTCCTCTATCAACTAAAGAACTCCATGCTTCTGGAAGCACAGGAGATCTTGTCCATTCATATATGTCTATGCTTGCACCGTCAAAAAGTTTACCCCAGTTGTTTTGCATATAGTCTATGGTACCTTGTTCATAATCTAAATAAACTGCTTGACTTAAATCCCACCAACGTTTTCCAATATAATTGCTATCCCATGCATCAGGATTATCTATTTCTCCGTCTAGTGTATTATAGTTATAATTTGCAACATCGTTTGTTAGTTGAATATCTATCTCATTATCAATAAATCCAAATATAATACCTTTAACCGGATCCCATGTTTCTAAACTAGTAATAGTTGTTTGCTTAACAGCATCATATAGTTTAACATTCTTAACCAAATCATTTCTTGCTTGCTTATTGCCACTACGAACTATTTGCCAAGAGCCAACATTGCCGTTTATATCGTCCCATGTGCCTACCCATTTATAAACTTGACTGCTAGGATTACTTGCATCGCCGTCATTGTCTACGAATGTATAAATTGGATTAAGTGCATTATCTTGCCTAACACTTGCAAAATTATATTTGTAAACTCCGTTTACTTTTGTTTGTCTGTCTGCTTCCATAGCAGTATATGTGTTAAATCTCATTTTTCTCAATGGATAAATGTTACCGGCATCGCCATCAGTTTCAATGTATTCATCAATATAAAATCTTGCTACGTTATTTGTATCTACTCTTGAAACCTGATGTATTCCATCAATGCTAGGAATTGAATTACTACCGTTAATGAATACATAGTCTCCAACTTCTAAGTTATGTGCTTGTACATTTCCAGTTTGTCTAACAATATCAATCTGTGCTTCATCACTACTTACAATACCAGTACATACTTTATTAGTGTACATACCAAAATCCATTGTTTGATAAATCTCATGTCCCAGATTATAGTTACCAAATTCACTATTGTCTGCAACCCAAATACTAAACAAGTTAGGATCATTATTCATTTCAACAAAAATTTGATTCCCATCACTGCCAACAATAGCATTAAACACATTACTTACTGGGCCTTCTGTAGCACTATAAGTTTGTGCTGTTAAACCTATTGTTGTATTTGCAGTACCAGCTCCAATTACCAGTGTTGAGTTTGTACTTGAAATGTGTACTTTGTTTTGACTATTTGTAGCAGTCACACCGCTAATTGTTGCTATGTTAATGCTTTCTAAGATATCAGTAATACCAAGTGTTGCACTAGTTGTTGTGGTAGTTGTACTAGCTGGTGTTATACCACTGTTTATTCCTATAACACTGTTAGCAGTGCCGGGACCAACATAAAGATTACTATTATTACTTTGTAATCTAATTAAGTTCCCTAATGCACTAGCTGTAATACCTGTTATTCCTGCTTGGTTAATTTGATCAATCACTTGCTGTTGGTTTAGATTAGGTTTTAATTCTACATCAGAACTAGTAGCTGATATTGTTTCAGTTGCAGTGTTAAATCCTACAGTAGCATTCATTGTTGCAGCACTAATAGATAATGAAAAGCTAGTTGAACTATCATTTGTAGTTTTAGTAATTGTTAGTTGACTGTTTACACTTTGTCCTGCGGTTATATTGGCAATGCCTGCCGAAGTAATTTTGGTTATAATATCAGCTAACGAATATATTTTAAAACCAGTTGTTGACTCTGATGCAACTTGTGTATCAACGTCAAATACTATTGTAGCATTTGCAGCATTTTTTAAATGTGTCGCAATATCATCTGTATATGTGCCTAGATTTAGTCTTCCTCGGCAAGTTGTTAGCTGAGCAGAACTAATTGTTTCTGTGCCATCACCAACATTTTGTCCAATAAAATTTGTCCCCAGTAAGTTGTTTATTAAAATGCAGTCTTGGTCTAGCATGAACTGTGCGGCTGTAAGTGTACTACCACCTAAAGCTATAAGTGCCTTAAGATGATCAATATTAAGTCCTGCATTGTTTCCAAAATAAGTTTGTATCCATTGCGTCCATGCTGTAGAAGTATTAGCTGCGATATACGCCACTCTTAATTGTTCAATCCTGTTAATTCTTTGTGATGCTATTGATGCAATACTACCTTGATTTTGTACCCAGCTACTACTGTTAAATGTGTTCTCAAATGCTACTTGAGCTGTAATTGGATTAGTTGTGGTCAGAAGGTCGTTAAAGTTAACAGTATTTCCGTCAATCGTTAATGCTGCTGTCGCTGAGCCTTGAATAATTGGATTAATAACATTACCTGTTTTTACAATGTCATTGAACGTTGTTACGATAACAACATTACTAAAAGTAATAGTTGAAGCTAATGTTGCTGATTGTCCTAATGTTAATGTACTATCATGTGGCACAACATCACTAGTGTTTATATCACCAGTACCGTTTACTGTAATAACATTTAGTGTTTCGCTAACTGCACTCTTTATTAAACTAATAGTATTGCCGTCTATTATCAATGTTTGCCCGGCTGTTGGGATAACAGGTAGTGTAACTGTGCCGTGAATTTCTATTGGGTTTCTTGCTGTTGCTAGCCCACTTGCTCCATCTGGATCTGCCATATCCCAAACTCGACCTTTATAAATTACTTTATCTCCTTGTTTATAACTAGTCTTACTGTCCCACTGATCATACAACTTCCATTTACCACTAAAGTCGTACACATCTTTTGTTTCTGTTGGAAATAATGTAAAGTCTTCTTTGTTTAATGTTCTGTAGTCAGTTTCAGTCAACAATGGTAAACCAGCGTTTATAAAATCTTTTGCAAACATACTGTTTTGATTTTGGTCGTCATATGTTTTTACTTCTCTAGTTGTAAACTGTTCAGAATCTGGATTGTAAACGTTTAGCGGACTAGTATCATCGATATCAATTACAATATCACTGAGTACATCAATTTTTGGTGCATTTGTAAATCTAATTGGTTGCGGATCTGTTACTAATAGTTGAGGTGTTATTTGAAACTCAGTTAATTTTCTTTTAGCAGTATCTCCGAAATCAGCCATTCTAACTGCCCACATCTCATGTAAGTCAGCTGTTGCATCTCCATCAAACAGTCCAGTGTTTCTCATAAATGCATCAAGTGCATAACGAGTACCTTTATATTTGTATGTTCCTTTAACAAACTCGTACACACTGTCTTCATCTAAATCTAGTGTGTTGGCCCAATTTGGTTTATTATATCCACTGTTAAATCTAGCAACATCACTTATTTGTTTATTGCTTAATGTGTTTGTTCTACCCAAGTATTGATCTACTTCTTTAGCTGTAGTATCAAAGTTTGGAAGTATAGAATTACCGTTAACAATATATCCAGGACTGTATAATTTACCATTCCAGTCTTTAGTTCTACTGCCTCTCCATTGTATACGCTTATGTACTTGCCCAATCTCCGAAGAACTAATTGTATCATCAAAGTTTGTAACATTATCAAATACAAATATATGTTCAATTTGTGATTTATATAATCTAAGTCCGTATAGATTAGTTTTAGTTGAATCTTTAACTTCAAATATTGTGTCTTCATATGTTGACATTGACGTTCTATTAATTGCAATATCTGTTGCACTAATTTGCTTGCCTAAGTTATCAAGTATATTATAAACACCGTCGTATCTTGTGTTTAAATTATCAAAGTATCCTTCATTGTCATCTTTAACTACAACTGTAGTAGAATCTGGAATCAAATATAGTGGAAACTGTGTAGCTGATCCAGTTGCCCAGTTGCCAAAGTTACTTGATGCACTGGTCCAAGACTGTGTAAATCCTAATCCATTAAGATAGTTTCCGTAACCACTAATAAAGTCATAAACTTCTTGTATTGTTTTTAGTTCTGTGTTATAGTCCAATTGACTAATAGCAGTTTCAAAGTCTGTGTATCTTCTAACATCTACTTGTAGTGTTCCACTGAATGTTACTTTAGCACTAGGTCCGTTAGTTGCTGGTGCGTTATATCTAAAGTATCCCAAGCTATTATCATAACCGTTAATTGTATAACCGTTAGCAGATTTAGTTACTATAATACCACCAAAAAAGAATTCAGTATCTGGCTTGTTGTTAAACAGTATAGTGGTAAAGTTTTCTTCTGGTACAAATACTCTGCCTTTATCTTGACTGCTTTCTAATATAAAGTTTTGATTGTTGTTTACAAACCCGCCTGCTTTAACAATAGGACTGAATGTCATATTTTTAAATCTGTTTAGAATTGTATCAGCATCATTGCCGTTAAACTTAGCATATTCAATAATACAGTTACTCAATCCATTAAAATAATGTCTTGCATTATCAGCTAGTTGAGCTTCGAGTATAGCATCGCCGCTACTCAATACTATTGTAGGTCTATTATAATAACGCTCGCCTGGGTCTAGTACTTTTGCACTAATTATCGAACCATTACTTATTTGTACCTGAGCTTTTCCGTTTATTCCAAAGTTATCATATATTGTTACAGTTGGAGCACTAGTATATCCACTACCAGCATTTTTAATTCTGACAGACTCGATGATGCTTCCAATTATTTTACTATCAGTAATCTCAATATCTTTCCAGCTTGTTAATTTTTTGCTATCAGTATTAATTACTTGTGGAATTTCATAACCAATTTTACTTTTGGTTGTTCTCTTTCCTGTTTTAAAGTAAAGATTACTTGCAATCAATGGTCTGACTCTGGTCAAAGCAATCATCTGAGCAAATTTAAATTCACTAGTTCTGCGCCACTGTTCTTCAATCGGACCCCAGTCTCCATATACAAAGTCTTTTTGTCTTTCTACTAATGTTGGACTAGTTACAACTCCTGCAGCAACAGGATCATTTAGTACACCTGTGTTATCTACTAGAGTATTGTTTGCCCAATCATATGATAAATTATGCAAACTTAGACTATAAAATGCGTTTGCTGAAGAAGGATCACTTGTCAACCCATATTTTAGTGCAGTAATTAATGCTGTACGTTTACTCGCATCTGTCCAGCTATAGTTTGCGTCCCACCAGCTTGGTTTTTTGTTATACCCTAGCATCTCCCAAGGAGTAATATGTGGCTTGTCAGTATTAAAGAAGTATCTATATAATCCTCTCCATCCACCTATGTTAGGAGTAACACTACTGTAATTCCAGGTAAACTTATCAGCACCATTGTAATAACTGTCGCTAGTTAAATTAACAATCTTGTTAGCTACTTTCCATTTATTAAATTCGCTTTTCATAGCACTGTGAAATTCTGTCCAGCTATAAGGTGTTGGTCTATTAGCATTTGGCCAGTATCTTTTAGAATCTGAAATAGATTCTAAGCCATCACTTAGATTGTTAAACATTCTTAATTCTAAGTCCCATAGTCCAGCATCAACTGGATCAAACCCTGCTACTTGTCTGTCATAAAGTTCTGTTCCGTTGCGTACATGGATACTACCATCGTGTCCAATAATTACACTATCAGTTGCTGTACCTGTACTATCTTTACTGTAATCACTCCTCAGTTCAGGTGTGTAAGGTTGTATCAATCCTACTTTTGAAGCACTCGGAGGAACAAAGCTAACACTATCTTTTGCATACCATCTAACATGTATATTGTTTTTGCCACTACCAGGAAATGTAATTCCACTCAGTGTAATAGTAACTTGATAATCACTAAGTGTATACTCAATATCTTTAACTAATGCTCTCCATGTGTGGGCACCAGCAGCATCAGGTATCTGTATCCAAACCTGTATATGGTTCTGTGTATCATTATATTTGTTTACTGCAAAAGGCAAATCAAAAACAGGTGATTGATTCAATACCCAACTGTAATTTTTACTTTCATAGTCTCTATACATTGCTACTTGACTTCTTGCAAAAATACTATCTTTATTTTTACCTAAATTTATTGCTTCTAATGTTTTGTCTACTAGTTTATATACAGGCTCTGATATATCTGTTGATTCATGTAACTGTTTAATTTTATGTCTGAATAGTTTCTTAAACTCTTTGTATGAATTGCTACTATATTGTAAACTACTAACAATATCAGTATCATTTTCTGTAAACAGTTGACTTATTAGTTCTGTAGAAAAAACCTGTTGCTTTATTATACCACCGTGTGTGTGATCATGTACAATATTTCTCCAGTTGTTTGTTCCAAACCAATCATTTTCAAATAAAGGATTTGATATCATCTGTGATCTCATATGACCAAGTAAATCTCCAAAACTAACTTTACCAAAAGTTAAATTCTGTGGATTCTCTAGATGTGTGTCTGCAACTTTTTGATATCCTTCAACATCATCACTATATCTTGCATCAGTAAAGCATTCTAATTTGTAAATGTCATCTTTCCGTAAACCACTACTAACCGTTACTATGTTTCCGGATAGTGTGTAGTTTGTTATTTCTTTTCCATTTTTAGTAATACGAATATTTTCATCTTTTGTAGCAGTTTTTAAAAATACAACACCAAAATTTGTTGGATCTGCCGCTAGTCTATATTTAAAACTAGTAATAGTTGGTGTTGCTATTGTTAATGTAAATACGTCATTGCTACCCGCACTTCTAGTAATTCCACTGCTTAATGCAGTACCATCAATATCAACAAACTCAATTTCAGCCTGAGGGAATCGAGTTCTAATAGTATAAGTGGTACCAGTATTTAAAAATAAGTTAGGTAGTTTGCCACCTAAACGGTGCGATCTACTGTTATTAACTGAAGTTGTAGGCTGACTGTGTACTACTAAAAGATTATTGTGTTCTTTAGAAAAATCATACAGTCTATCAGTGTCAAAGTTATTGTGTCCTACATTGAATTTAATAGGAACAGTTGCGTCCGTAACAGTATGTTGTATAATTCTTTGTGTTGGTTGTCCTTTGGTAAGTGTCCAACCGTTATGGTATCTTCCTGTATCAACAAATTTATAATAATAGTATCCTTCAATTTCTCTAGCTACATTTTTTTGAAAGTCTGTACTTTGGAAAGTATAATTGAATCTCTTATGATACAAGTCAACACAAAAGTTTAATCCTGGATTATTTCCATAGTCAACATACTCCGGATTAAATCCCAATGCTTCATCATATACATTACCTTCTTTATAAGCAAAGTTAAAGATATGACCTCCGTTAAATGTGCTAACAGGATAGGTAGTGGTATCTTGTAATTTTACAAGTTCTAGGTCATATAGCTGTTGTAATATTCCTGCACTTCTGTGTGGTTTTTGTTGACCATATTCCCATGTATTATTAGTCCAATATAATTCTGCGCCACTTAGTGGAGCTTCAAAGTTTCCTTGTCCGTCACTGCCGGGACCGCTAAACTCATAGGTGTTAAAACCGTTTAGGATAACAATTTTGTCGTTATCATTTAAAGCAGTTGCTCCGCTTGATCCGTCACTATTATATTTTACAGTAAGTACAATACTAGTTCCTACTCCACTTACTTCAAATATTTTGTTGTTATAATCATTATTAGAACTTCTAAAGAAAATAATTGTGTCGCCATCTTCTAATTCTACTGGAGTAATCTGTTGCCATGTATCTCTATTAGATGCATCCAACGGATTTCTAGGATCTCCATGATTCTGTACACACTCCCAATAGGTAGTAACAATATTTGTACTAACACCAGAATCTATTTTTACTCTGTCACCTCTTGTTGCACCTAGCAAAGTATTCCAATTTTGTGTAATTCCACTAATAGTAACACTGTAACTTGTTTTGCCTACAATAGTAGATGCTGGATCATCACTAGATTCTAATGCATGATCTACACTTGTAATATGTTTTGAACCAAAATTATATTTCTCAATGTTTGCTTTATATTCAATAATTGGTCTGACTGCTCTGTATTTGTCTAATGCATAAAGATCATCTCCAACATTTTCATAGCCGTCATATATCAAACTATTAGCAATAGTTTGTTCGTGTACCCAAAGATTTGAACGTGACCATGCACTTTGGTCTGTGCTAAATCTTTCTTCTACTAGATAATCTCTGGTAGTCATTCTATGTTCTCTGAGGTCATAGGGTTTAAAATCAAATGCAAACTTATCGCTATCAAACTCTGCAGGCTCTTGACTACTGTAAGTTGCCACGTTAAGCCATACTCGTTTTCCTTGCTTACCTTCATATTGACCTGGTTTAAATTGTTCAGTTAACTTGATACCAGTGTTAGATCCAACTCCATCTACAATATAAATTGCGTCATTGAAGTATGCATTTCCTACACTACCTGCATAATTTGTGTGTATTTCTATTTCGTCATTCACTGCTGGTGCAGTGTTCATTGTTAATACACCAGTTGCTTGTACAAAAGTATAATCACCTGTAAGTACAGGTTGATTATTTTTAAAAATAAATTCATGTCCGCCGTTAACTGTAGCAGTAAATGTTGTATTACCAACAACAGTTTGTGTGAATCTATCAACAGTGTGTGGTGCAAATTTAACACGCATGCCATTTTCAAACGTTAATGCTCTTCCATTCTTTTGTGTTGGCGTGGTATACTGTATCTGCCCTATAATAGTGTCAATATCAAAAAGACTTGTATACTGTAAAGGACTTGGTGGTAGTACGTCTAGAACCCAGTAATACTTGTGATGGTTTATAAACATATCATAGTTAATAGGCATGTCCATTGTATATCCAAATTCATTTAACAATCTGTTATGGTTATTGGTATCACTTTCGTTATACTTGAGGGTTTTTATAAGATCATCATATGGCAATGCTCCAATAATAGATCTATCATCAGTTCTATTAATTATTCCTGGACTAAACTGATAAGGATCGTTGCTTCTACCATCTAACACATAGTTGTCTGTTATATCTTCAGATACTTCCTGCGAACCTATATAACTTTTAACAGGTTCTAAACTGCCGGTTGACATCACTTGTTCAAGTGTGCTATCTAAAAACTGTTTATTGACCTGTGTTTGTAAAATACTAGGAAGTAATGTTGTTATTTCTTTTGAACCTGTATTCTCAAGTGATTCACCAGGTTTGGTAACTAGTGGTGCTACTATTGGTTTTGGTTGACGTTCACTCATTAATAGCCTCCTCCGCTACTACCGCTACTACCACTACTACTAACACCACTACTTACACCTATATTAATACCAGTGTTTTGTGAAATTGTTGTACTATTACCAGATGATGTGTTATTAACAATAATATTATTGCTAGATAGTACTGGTAAGAATAGTTCGTCACTATCACTAGTTATCTCAAATAATTCAGTAGTATTTGTTTGTCCGCCTGCTGGACTAATTGTTATTTGACTTATCTCGCCAATCATATTATTATGTATAAATGCTGACATTTCAGTAAAGTAAAATTCTTCGCCAAAATCCCAGTTATCAATATTAAAATAACTGCTGATTAGATTAATAACTCTTTGTTTAATTTCTGTATCGCTTAGTGTACTGTTTACAGTTTTAGTAACAAAAAATTTAGCTTGTAGTTCACTACTTGCCAAATCTCCAAATAGTATTTTATATTTTACAGGTCTGTATATAACTTGATCACTGATACTTTTCTTATTGTTTAACTTAACAAACAAGTCTGTAAGTTCACTTATAGTAGGCTGATTAGGTCTTGTTTCAATTCTTCCATCATAAAGTGCCCAAGCTCTAAATTCACTATCGTAACTGTTTAACAATACATAAGTGTCAATAATATTTGTGGTACTTGGATCTATAACTTGATTGATATCAGCTATTCTATTATACTGCATATGTAGATCACTAACTCCATTTACTTGTGTTGTTCCACTAGAATTATCTACTACAGTATAATCAAAACCATCAACAGTAGTTGTTCCTAAGTTTACAGTTTGACCTGCAAGTATTTTATTAAATGCTTCTGGATCGTTTGGATATCCATCATTGTCTGGGTCAGCTAAACTAACTCTAATATTATGAGGATCAGTATATCCGTCTTGATATGTAAATGTTCCAAATGCATTAAACTTATAGTCCGTTCCCATTGGTGTTGGATCTGTTTTACTTGTAGGATTAATTTTTAATATCTTAATATTATCCCTTAGTGGTTTATGTGTTTCACTACTAAAACTATTATTGAAGTTTAAGTTTGTAAACTTCAGTTTCTGAGGACTACCTAAAACAAGACGTGTTTTTCTAACCAGCATCTCCCATTCTACTGCACTGTAATTAAAACGCATTACCCAGCTATTGTCAATACCTGTGCTAGACCCATCACCTTCAAATTGTCTATTCCATTTGCTTGGATCGTTTAATTCAGCACTACTAGCTGGTAAGTTTGAACTATCAATAATTATCCACTGCTGATTCTGAGCACTATATCTTAATGCAAAACTATTTCTATTGTTAATTTTATTAATAACATTTTGTTTAGTTGTGCGTGTTAAATCTGTGCTTAATCTAGGGACAATTCGTTTAATTCTAGCACCACTAGGAATAATACCATTCAGTACTACTGCTCCTTTGCCAGTATTATCAATGCCAGTTGGAGTTCCTGCACTATTATCGTCACCTAGTCCACCTTTATAAAGCCTATCAACTTTAACCCACTGTATATCTGCATCAATAATCGTAGGCTTTACTGTTGCTCCTGTGCCGCCACCGCCAGATACTGTAATATTCGTAGCTTGATCATATCCGCTACCACTATTAGTGATTGAAACACTAGTAACTGCACCATTTGCTACTGTTGCAGTTGCGGTTGCACCTGTTCCTTTACCAGTAATAGTTACTGATGGTGTACTAGTATATCCACTACCGCCGGCTGTTACTGTTGCTAAACTGATGTATCCTTCTTTATAAGGACTACTAATAAATTCTACTAATCCGTTTAGGTTTGCTTTTGCTAAAGTATTAGCAGACGTATCTCCAACTCTCTGTACATTTGAATTTAATGTAAAGTAACCACTACATCCGTTACTACCTTTTGTTATTTGATTCCAACGAAATGCGTTAGTATCAGCTGTGCCTAAATATGTTATACCACTTGTAGTATCTGAGAAATCTGTGTTTGCATTGTGTGTAGTTGAACTGTATCCATGTCTATTATAGTAAAAGTTACTCACTTCAGGATTAGCAAGTAATGGTTTAATATACTTGTTATAAATTGCATCACCTGTTAGATTATTAGGTAAACTAACTACACTTTTACTTGTAATATTATCTTCATACAAGTAAGCGTCATCTGTATATTGTATTGCATCTGCGTAAGTTGCTGTTGGATCGTATATGTCACGGAATCTACTGTGTCCACTGTGTACTCTGTTGATACTTTTAATTTTTCTAATGTTTTCACTGACTGTTACAGGAAAAATGCTGTAATCTTCTGCTGTGATCATTCTATCTTGTGTTGCAAAGAATCTAGGAGCGTTTGCTTTAATACTAGCAACACTTTCTCTAATACTTGCATTTGTAACATTTGTTTTTAAACTTGCATTAAAAATTGCGTTGTATGTGTTTCCATTTGCACCCAAGTAACTCATTGTAAAACTTGTATTATTAAAAGCATCGGGTGTTAAACTATATGTTTGATTAAGTCCTGTTCTATACCAAACTCTAATAATACCACGTGGAATATTTCCAAAATTTCCGTCGGCAAATACAACACTAATCTGATCATCTTGTCTACTAGCAATACTAAAAATATCTCTTATATTATTACTCTTTGCATTAAATATTGTACCATTGCCAAATAGTGTATCAACTTGTGTCCAATTTTTTTGTATTTGTCCTATCTCGTCAATAGTTTGTACCCATACATTGCCATTGGCAACATTATCTGCATCAATATCTAAGACTATGTTAGGCAAACCTTGATCAATTCTAAAATCTTTGTGTGCTAGTGTACCTTGCTTAAAACCTACAAAGAATCCAGTGTTAGCACTACCAAATCCACTATTGTCATCTTTATACAAAAAGTCAATTACTTTATAAGGATCAGGTGCCGCTTCATTTATAGTTTGTAATGTGCCATTAATTTCTGGATTGTAAAAACTAAAACTAGAACTTGAATTATTAATTAAATTTGAAAAGTTTCTTTCAGCTGTATTGGTTACACTGTTGGTTCTATATATTTCGTTTTTAACTCCGCCAAGAGTAGCACTGCTAAACGGAGAACCAAACTGGCTACTAGATTGAAATATACTGTTCATAACATTTATAAAATTTTGATAGCTGTTAGTATCAGTTACGTCTTCAAATTGTATAGTAGCATTTGCTAAACTGTTACCACTAGAATCAAACACTTCTTCGTCGGTTTTTACACTATCAATTTTTAAATATCCGCTAGCCACAACATTTCTAGTAGGTTTGTATCCTAAAAATTCAGCAATACGCAAGGCGCTTTCTCTACGTTCTGCTGTACTCAAGTAGTTTTCTCTACTAGCTAAATCAGCTCTAAAAGCTAAGTTATGCCCTAAGAAAGCTATAAGTTCAACTATTGCTATAAATTCACTACTGTTAATATAGTCGTTAAAGTTCTCTGGATAGTTTGTGCTAATATAATCGACCATCGTATTACGAATGGTTTCAAAATCATATGCTTGAAAATTCGCTTCGCTAAAACTTTCGTATGCTACACTAAAGTCTTCTGCGGCAAATAAACTACTCTGTCTTGCGCCTTGTGCCATTATTCTTCACCTGTAAAGTTTAGAAACAGTTCTTCAGCTGTTCCTGTATCGATATATTCGAGTCTAACCTTGATGGTCAACGAGTGTTCATCAGGTTTTGATAATAGTGTTTCCAATGGTTTCCATCGTGGATCATTGTTTACTATTGCATCTACATCATCATTTGCCAATCTTTCTGTTTGTGCATCAAGAGGTTCAAATACTAAATCCGGAAGTATACTTCCAAATGTAGGGTTTTGTACACGTTCGCCCCTGCGAGTGTAAAAATGATTCAGTAGGTCTCGACGAGCAATATCAATATCGGTCAGTGTTTTACTACCGTATGTTGATCCTACTGTGCTATATCCTATATACGTTACCATACAAGTATTTATGGTAGAATTAACTGCTGAGTTTATATTTTAATGGTAGTTGCAATGATATCACCAGTATTCATTGTTTTAAGTATCGATAGTTGATTTCCAATCACAGTGAAGTCAAATAAATGCTGTTGAACAAGTCCATTTATGGTAACTTCTAACTTTTCAGCTGGTTCCATACTAGGAGATTTTTCTAAAGTAAATGTAGTAACAGTGCCATCAAACGTATAGTTTTTTACAACTACCTGTTTCTCATACTCTCTGACTACATTTCTATTAGCACTTTCCGGACTAAAAGGTAAAAAGTTTCCGGTTTCTGCAAAGTACGAAAATCTTGCTCGTTTTAGCAAATTTGTATCTAATACATCTTTTTCATTTTTATCACGCATCTTGTGTATACCATTTGTGCGTTGCCATAACCTAGTCTTTGGCTTTCCGTAATCAGCTAACCTTAAAATTGTAGCACACTTTATGCATAAACTCTTGTTCCTGTTACTTCTCATTAATATACTAG